AGCATTTCAGTAGAAATGACCTGCGCAAACGGGTCAGCGGGGAAGTTAACGAAGCTGCACTCTTTATAGAAGAAATTGCCAGCGATAAGAAACATCTTCTTACCGTCAACCATTTCTCCTAGACTGTGATCACAACGATCGTCAACGGCCCAATCAGTGTGGCACGCGGAGCAGATGGCCTGGTCAGTTTGGAAACCAACCGAGACTGTAAGATACTCACCAGAGAGTACCTTCCGGATTGCATCAGGGTTGGTAATGTTCATACCCAACTCGATGTATCCTAATCCTCTATAATCATCTCGAGTCTGAAGCTTATCCAGAACCGTGTTAATTGATTTAAAGAGGTCGAAACGCTTTACTGCAGCGTCTGCATAAAACAGTAAGTTACTAATTTCAGGTAGATCAGCTCGATACTTATGGGATAAGTCGATATAACGCGCAGACTGAACGCGACCAATTGCAGCCCCATCCTTATCATGCTGGACTAATACAGGCTTTAGGGCACGTCCTTCTTGTACCCACTGATGAGTACATTCCTGCATGCGATCAGGACGATAGAAACGATGGTTACCGTTTACTATACCCGAATGGGTAGCTTCAACCTTTACTAGAAGAGATTTGCCTGACGGTGACTTACCATCTTTGCAATCCTCTAAAGTTTTCTTACCAGGTTCGACTTCCGTCACTCTAAGGTTGACGTAGTCGCGCATGTAAAGAAGGCCCATGTCAGCCTCCTTAGCGCTGCTCTAGTGGTCTTTCCTTTCCCAGTCGCATTTCCAGGACTTTATTAGCTTGGTCCCTTGGACTCATACCCGACTGTCTACTAAGATCGTTAAGCATCTGATCCAGAGGTACTCTCGTCGCCCCGTGTAGTGGGCTCTTCGGATGTACTTTCGGTACTTGTGCTGTCTTGGGCATCTGAATCCTCGAAGAATTGTTCGACTAGCTCATTCAACTGAACCGATATAATATCAGGGTCCATTGTCATGGCAACTCTGTCCTTTGCCAATTGGCGGAAGGAGTTTATTGCCGCTCGATCCTGGTTAGTATAGTAAAAACTAGGGTCATCACTGAGGCAACCCTCTATGTACTTATCGATTACAGCCCCTGCCATTTTACTCCAAGATGCACTTGTTAATTTATCCTCGGTTTTTAGCAAATCCATTTGCTGTATCAATAGATCATACAGTAAATTAGGATCCATAGACGACCGTGCAGAATGAGGATCTAAGTTACGGCCGTGCTGATTTGCCGGTCTATTCTTATTAGCTACAGACTTGGCACCCTTGTTTCCTTTACTCTTTACAGGATTGGGAGCTTTGCCGGCTGCAACATCACCACGGACAGATTGAGCTTCAATCATGCCTTGGTTCTTAAGCATAATACCCTTCTGTTGTAGATCCAATACATGAAGGTTATAGTGTGTAAGCTTGGATTGCTTGCTGGTAAATGGTACCGTCTGCAATTGACGACGAGCTTCGTCTTCATTAATAAGATGATTATTGAACATCTCAATAACATGGTTCTGCCACTTGATGTGGCCGTCTACGTCAACGTCAGGGAAGACGACGTTTACATCTAATAGAGCATTCTGTACAGATAGGTTACTGGAGTTCTCTTCAAAGAGCTCCTTGATAATGAATACTTTGAATTGGCCACAGAACCAACTTAGATCAGACTTGACAGAGTCCTTCAAGTTCTGAGAGACGTTTTCTGCAGTGGCACGATTGCCGGTATCTGTCTCGCCCATATCAATAGGACTTACTCCAAGGCCGGTAAAGATGCGGGCCTTGTAATGCTTCATAATGTTTTCTGGGTCGGGAGCTTGGCCTTCAATACCTACTACATCAACAGCCACACGCTCATCTGTAATGAACACACCTTCCTTAGGCATGTTCTCAAGTTCAGCTTTGATCATGTCGACTTCAGTAATACCATCGACCATCATCTGAGCTGGCGCATCTGGAATACCTACTTTAACATGGAAGAGAGGAAAGAGGTGATTGATAAGAAGCATTTCCACGTTTTCTTCCAGCCGGCGTAGAGCAAAGATATCATCGCGAACTGAAATGGTACGAGGTGTACCATAGACATGTCCAGGCTTTACATCCCATTTGAAGTGGATGATGTCTTCCAACTTATAGTCTTTATACTTACGAGCGCTACCATAATAACGGCGCCATTTAATGATTTCACCTTTTTGGTTGACAAAGGGGAAGATTGAATTTGCAGCAAGAATCATATATGCCGCAACTGGATCTTTATCTCCATTCTTTCTGTTAGAAGTACCACCTGATGCATCTTCATCTCGGAATTTAATCATGAAACAATTAGATAAAATAAGTAGGTTATAGAGAATGTCCTTTAAGAAATTCTCTAATGTAGTACCCATCATATAGGATATTAGGTCTAATCGTTGATTGACATATTTAGTAAAACGCTTGTTCTCACCTTCAACTTTAAAACCCTGGCGGAACATAAGAGATTGCTTTCTACGAATAGCCTGCATTAAATAAGATTCAGTATCAAGCATTGTATAAGGTTCATACTGATCATATTCGGGCAGAATGGTACCATAATGTCCATAGTAACTATTCAGGTAATCTTTCTCCTGTTCAATCTTCTTACGTATTTTCTTCTCGAGTTCCGGGAGCTCTTCAGAAGAAGGAGTATCCAACATAGGAATGACACGACGGAATGAATCTGATTCTTGTTGTCTATCTTTCCAAGTAAATGGATCTTTAGTTTTACTCTCTAATGGAGTACAGTCCTTGAATAGTTCATAAGCTCCGCGAATACGATCACTAACAGACGTTTCATGAATGGTCTGTTTCCCTCTATCTCCTAAGCCAGTTATAAAAGGCTCAAGTTGTCGGTTACTCTTTTTTGTATTTACAACGGCGAATGACTTACCAAAAGGCTGGCCTCTCTTCTTGCGATCAAGATTGTCCAAGCGGATTTGCATATTTAGCGCTTGCTGTTCAGCAAGACTGATAGCACCCATATCTATGGGTTGAACTTCGATCTTCTTTTTGGATATTTTCTTCTTAGCCATTATGATATTCCTAGATTGATTGGAGTACTAAAAGAGAGAGTAGTAAATTGCTTGACTCCACCACCTGTAAGCACTGCCTGCACATTTGCGGGTGCAGTAGGAATTGTTGGAGGAGTGATAATCAAAGTATTACCATCTACTGCATAAGATGAACCGCTCTGAGAAGGTACAGAACTAATCAAAGTTCCTACTGATTGCAAACTAGTAGGAGGAGTAATTATACCAGTATTCAAACTGGTTGTATTACCACGTGCAGTTGGTGTATTTGCCTGTGACTGCAAAAGAGACTGAACAATACCTATTACCGAACTAATAGACTTCATACTAGTCAAGACTTCTGTTTGGTTACCCTGATTAACTGACTTTCGGAAAGCCAAACGTTGAAATGACTGAATGATCAAATTATTCTGGGCAACAGCTGCCGACTGTGACCATGATATATTAGCACCCATGATTTGTAATCCAGGAGGTATACTTGACAACGAGCTGGATTGAGTCGGTGTCAATGTTGGTGGATTAGGCCCTCCCGCAGCAGTAGCTACACTACCTGTCAAACCTACATTCAACACGGTCCCAGGGTTTACTGTAGACATAGTAGACATCAATGTCCCTAAAGAACCACCGAAATTGCTAGAAGGTCCAACTGCTACTTGGTTCATAAAATCCAGATCGCCTGCAAAACTTGTAGTATCGCTTAAAAGCTGGGGCACTACAAAGTTGTCCACACTATCATGAGACTGCTGTAAAGCAGGTTGATGCTGGGTAGCTAACAGATTTGTCAGCATTGTAGATACACGCAGCAAATCTGAATTAGGTTGTGACGCTAACGTAGATACAACAGAGGGAAGTGCTGTCTCCGTTGGATCAGGTGAAGCTAAAGTATTATAGATCCCGGCATAATTAGATTGCCATCTATTCAAAGCTGTGGTTATTGTAGATGTGAGTGTATCACTTACATCAACTATTGAACCATTCAAAGCTCTACTTGATGTACTACTAGCAGTAGATGTTGCTGCTGCTTGCGCCGGCGACTGCTGATTTACCGCCAGAATAGGGTACTGCATTAAAGTACTAGTAATAGAATTAAAGAGTATCTGGTCTCCGGCTAAAGAACGAAGAAGCACAGGAGAAGTTTGATCATAAACCCCAGAAGAGATAAGCGCCTTCTCAAATGTCTTTGTAACCAGACTCACATCAGCTTGTTGCAAAGGTTGAATCTGTACTGGGGAGTCTGCTGGGGTCATCAGAGCAAACTGGGTAAAAGCCATGTCTGTTGCTAATAATGTAGCATACTGAGTCAAACTCAAAGCACTTGGAGGTGTAGCTGTATTATAGATTCTAGACAATGCTAATGCCACATCAGGACTAGAAGCCAAATCCAACTGTACACCTAAAGTTGGATACAACGCCATGATCACCGATTGTAAGTAAGCTGATGTAGCAGATAGATTTTGAAGCAGTATTACTAATGCTGCTGCATTACTTGCCGCGGCTTGGGGACTATTAAACTGATTTGATACAGCCGTTGTAGGTACGATCGTTACACTACTTGGAGCTAATTCCGCCTGCGATGGAATAGTAGGAGGCGGTGTATATGAAAACTTTATAGGCTTCGATACCCATGGCTGAGGAGGTGGTGGGAGCGGAGGAGGAGCTGTTTCCGTACCCAGTATCCATTGTAAGATGGACTCTAACACAATTTATCCTATTATTCTTCGGTACCACAAACGATGACGTTGACGCCACCGGTGGCTCTTATTCCTGAGTTCCACAAACATTGACTCGGAAAGTTCCCGTGGTAAGAGCACCGCTTAGATTGACGTTGAGTGCGTTGCTTGAGGTCGTAGATATGTATCCATTGCCTAGGTCAAACCATGGAGATACATAAGGGCATCCTCCCACTGTTCCTGCCGCCGCGGGAACCCAAACATCGTGAGCGATGTTCATAGCTGTAGTAGCATCTTGGAATGAGATTGTAATAAGTCCACCGCTCGTGACAGTTGCCGTTTGGCTTAGCTCAATCTGATAGCGCATCAAACGGAATTTCTTTCCGGATGGACTCCACACCGCAGTGTTTCCAGTTGACGACACTTGGACAGTGTTAAAGACGTTCGGAGTACGAACACCTACCCATCCTGAACCTGACGCCGGGGAGTTGGTGACAGCGAAAGTTCCTACCGCCAGAGTGTTAGCATTGCCCGATGCGAATGCGTATTCAGCGGTGTTGTTGTCTGCGACTACGCCGTTTAATTGAAGCGAGATAGAATTTTCTACGTTGACTTGACCTGCAATTGAAATCGAAGGTGTTTTATAAACAACCCAGATAGCTGCATATGCAGCGGAAGTTGTCATCGCAGCAGTTGCGTTGCCAACGTTAATTCCGATTTCACCTACAGTGGTAGAAAGCGTAGCGAAGCACCCAAGACCACCACCTGTAGGTGAAAGGTTATAGTCCAAGTTCCAGGTCGCAGTAGTCTTTACGGTAGGCGTGATCGTTGCCTGCGTGTGGGCGCTGGAAATGGCGCAGAACACAATGTCGTTAACGTTCGATGGAGTGACATTCGCGACGATGCTGGTACCTGATGCAGCTGCCGAGTTAGATGCTACTTCAAAAGATAGAAGCCCACCGCCGCTAAGACCGGACACCTCATAGACAGCCATGGCGATTCCCGTGTTGGAAGCGGATGAACCGGAGATAGTTACCGCTACAGTGACGTTGCCACCGGCAATGTTCGGGGCGCGGAAGGCATAGGTAGCCTGCGTCGTGCTCTCAAATTCGAATTCATCTTGTACATAGGTGTTGGTTCCGTCTGAAACAGCTACCGTGAAGTTGGAAGCTGCGTACAAACCAAGACCGACAAGAACGATGAGAGCATTTCCGGCCGTTGTTCCGGTAAGTGAAGCAGACAGTGTTTCAGCTGCTGTGCCGGTAGAGTTTGAAGCCTTCTGAACGACGCGAGGTAGATTGACAGGAAATCCACTGTTGTTCGGAGAGATTCCCACTACAAGGGCAGGCTGTAATTGTGTAGGTGCCGTGGATGCTGAGGCAGCTGTAATCGCAGTTCCGCCAATAGACGAAAGATTGTCTGTGTCGGCTATAATATGAACTTGTCCTATAGTAGATGTCAGGATCGCACGTAGATCTGTTCCATCTGTTCCACCTACTTGGATGGCATTCGTTGGAGCTGCAGCTCCTGGTGCTGCATCCAGTGAAACACCACTGGAACCCTTGATATTAGTATTTATAAAACTCTGTCCTAGTGCAGCTTCCAAATTAATGGTAGCTGTACCACTAGTCCAAGCCGTTGATAGAATACGGAAGCTCTTGTATCCGCTGACTGATGTCTTCCATTGGCCGTTAGCAGAGATTGTAGAAACAGTCGCGCCGGATGGTAAAGTCGGAAAGACTGATCCATTGACCCAAGACGAATCGGCTAACTGATACTGGGGTTGTAGAGTACCGGACCATGTTCCGGTAACGTTGAACACTACTTCAGATGCGCCATTCGTAGCGATCGTAACATTAGCTGAGTTAGCTGCAATCGTCCCGCTGACAATCAAGTCAGATGGGAGAGAGGTCTGGGCTACATCAAATGTCCCAGATCCTACAACGGTTGCATTCAAAGAGGAAGCCGTTGCTTGTGTAACTGCGATAGTTTGGGTTGCAGCAATGCTGGCAGTCACAGCCAGACCAGTCAGAGCTGAAGCGATAGCACTTGCAGAAGGTGCAGCTACAGCAATTCCGATAGCTGATGCTGAAGGAGGAGTAAGACTTGTAATAGTCGCAGATGGAAGAGCAACTGGAACAGAAGCTCCTGCCAACTGGGTACCTAATAGCAAGTCTGTTGCTACTGCAGTACCTATAGCACCAGCAGTTGGAGGTGTAAGAGTAGTAACTGTACCAGAAGGAAGAGCTACAGGAAGAGGATTTGTTGTGGAAGCTGCCTGAAGTTTACCTGTACCATCTTGACTACCTATTTGTGTAGAACTAGTTGGTCCAGTTGCATTATCAGTTCCAACACTAGGATTAGATGCTGAAATAGAACCTGACACGTTTACAGCGCCGGCCGAGACTGTCCCAGCTAATGTTGCCAAATAACCATTTGCTGTAGAATCTTGTACTGCGAATGTTCCAGCATTTGTTACAGCCAAACCAGCCATAGCTGCAGCAATAGCTGCCGCAGATGGAGGAGTTAAGGTAGCAACATTTCCTGAGGATAAAGCAACTGGAAGGGGATCAGTTAAAGCGCCTGCTACAGCAGATCCAATAGCCGAAGCTGTAGGCGGTGTTAGAGCAGTAATATCCCCAGAAGTCAGAGAAACTACCCATGGATCTGTATCTTGTGTTACTGCTAATGAACTTGGAAAAGAGGCTGCAACTGGTAAGGGATTAGTGGAAGAGACAGCTTGTAATTTACCACTACCATCGATAGATCCAATTTGTGTGGAAGAGGTTGGGGCAGTAGTATTATTAGTATTGACACTAGGATTAGATGCAGAAATACTTCCGGAGATTGTTACTGCTCCACCAGAGACTGTACTAGCAAGTAATGCAAGAGCTTCTTCTGCTTCAATATCTTGTACAGTAACGGTAGCTCCAACAACAGAGACATAAAGAGGATTGACTAATGTAGCCTTTTCAGTACCAGTAGAATCTACAATGACTATACTTTGAGAATAGACATCACTGCCATTGAGAATATTATCCCATGACTGTAGTTTCTTTCCGGTATTAGTTGTATCAGAAGGTATTTGAATGAAACTCGGGGCCATAATTTTTCCTCTAACTCAAAGACTTAATAGTAGACGCTAGGGCTGTTGGGTTTTGCAGAATGCTTTGTGGAGCAACTAAGATGCTCTGGATACCTATAAGAGATAGTACTGATTGGCCAACCTGACCAAAGCCAGGAATCTTTACCAATGACATCAATAGTTTAGGATTATTAGGAGCCATACCTTTGATAATGTTCCAAGCAGCTGACAAAATACCATTAGTGGCGGAATAGGCAGCCATCTGGAAATTGAAATCTTCTAATCCATGAAAGTCTAGGTTCATGTTGCCTTTCATAGATTCATATTGCATATCCTGCCGGCTAGGCCAATCCGTCAACTTACTTTGAAGATTCAATCCAATGTTAACATTGAACTGATTAGATACTTGGCTAGAGATATTACTTTGGACCGTATTGGCCATTTGGCTTACCTCCCCGCGGCATGATCACTGGAGAATCAAAAGGATTCCCTTGTCTATTACTACGATTTGGAATAGGTCCCAAAGGACGTGTGCGCGTAGGAGTAGATGATCGATTACCATCAGGACGGAATGCAGCAGTACGACTTGGCACGTTACCATACTTACTAGTTTGACGTGCTGCCCTGCCAGGAATAATAATATGTGAGGTTCTGCCGGGTAATACTATCTTAGGAGACGTATCATCCGGTTTTTCAGGCATCTGGCGCGAAGGTACTGAAGAGGATTCTTGAGCGCGTTGGCGGGCTTCGTAAGTCTTTCGAGCTTCCACAATTGGATCAGTAGGTCCCTCACCGATACCTGTTGCATGAGCCAGTTGTGCTAAACGTACTTGCTGGGGAACAGCTGTGATACCATACTTTAGTTCCACACCTAACAGAGCAAGCATTGTAGCATCTAGATCATGATCTCCTTCCCTACCACTATCATAGGTATTTGCAAAACCATGCTGCGACCAAGTCTTAATACGATATGCACGAAATTGGGAATCTAAAAGTGTATCTAGATCAGAGAATTGAAACTGATAGTTCTCGAGTACCATTACCGCGCCTTCAACCATGAATGGTTTAGTGCGACGTTTATTCTCTTCTTTGTCCAAGTACTTAGTATTGCCTCTATTAGAAACAAGCTTGTTCGTTATTAGATCTGCACCAAAGTCTATAACTTTGATAAACATCAAACGCTTGTCATCTGGGTTGGTTGCTTTCTTACCCATCAAACGAAGCATTTCATCTTGGACATTACCAAACCCACGATCAATACAGATATCATCACAATGCCAGTATCGATTCATATCCCTGATTCGATCCAAACTATCTTGTGTAGTTGACTGAGGCCCGTCTACTGTTGCCGTTTCAACTACACGGCGAATTTGTGTCTCGGGACTGTATTCAACAACCCTAATGCGTGTGCCAGTACCTTGACCATTCCAATCGACCCCCATAAAGTATTTCAATTTGGGATTCCATTGTATTGTCTTGTACTTATAATTAGCACGAGCTTTGTCTACATAAAAAGACTTGAATACTCCCTGGGCCAAGTCTCCGAATTCAGCAAGGAACTCATGTCTATAGACATCTTCAGTACGAGATTCTCTCCGACACATCTCCTCCATTTCCAGAGACCAGTCAGGATGGACAGTAATTGGAGCGTAGAATTCTTTGTAGTCTGGCAGCTGCATACACATTTGCCAGTACTGCGAGCGAGC